CTAAACCTAGTGAAGCTGAAGTAAATGCAGGACTTAAGAAGTTACAAGACGACTTCGATGCTAAAGATTATGCTCGGAAAAGAGTTAATGCTTATCCTTCAATACAAGATCAACTAGATATGCAGTATTGGGATAGAAAAAATGGAACTACTACATGGGTCGATGCAGTAGCCAAAGTAAAATCTGACAATCCAAAATCATGAGCCAATTAAAAGTCAACACAATACGCCACACAGGAGCAACAAGTGATGCTATTACTCTTGCTTCTGATGGAAGCTGTACCGTTAAGGCTACTAATAATCTAAGCAATAGAAATATCATAGTAAATGGTGCTTGTAATGTTGCTCAGAGAGGAACTTCATCTACAGGAACAAGTTATCAAACTACAGATCGACATAATTGGGGTTTAGCAAACCATGGCGTTACTGTTACTCAATCCCAACACGCATTAACTTCTAGCGATACTGGACCTTGGGAAAAAGGTTTTAGAAACTCAGCACACATAGCTTTGTCTGGTGCTGGAACGATGGCAGCCAATACAACTATGAGTATGTTCTACAAAGTAGAAGCTCAAGATATAGCCAACTCTGGTTGGGATTACACTTCAACTTCAAGCTATATAACAATAAGTTTTTGGCTTAAAGTAAGTACAGCACAAACTTTCTACCTTTTATTATTTACATCTGATGGTACATCTAAATCAATAGTTAAAGCTGTTACTCCTACTAATACGAACTGGAATAAATTTACTTTTACCATCCCTGGACATGCAGATTTACAGTTTGATAATAACGCTGATGTTGGTTTAAGTGTTGCTCTTGTTGTTACTTATGGAACTGACAAAACAGGATCAGGTGACAACTTAGATTCTTGGGGTAATTACAACTCAAGTGAAAGAGTAGCTGATATGGCTAGTACATGGCTAACAGCAGGTGCTTCTACCTTTGAATTTACTGGACTTCAGCTTGAAGTAGGAGACGTTGCCACTGATTTTGAACATAGATCATATAATGATGAATTGCTAAGGTGTCAGAGGTATTATTGGCATAAAAATGTCACATCGGGTAATGCTGGTCAGTCTTATTCTATGGCAGGATTAGATATGCCTATAACAGTTACAACTCACTTTCCAGTTGAAATGAGAAGCTCACCAAGTGTAACTATAGGCTCTTCAAATTTTAGAAAGTCTGATAATAGTGTAGTAAGTGCCAACATAAATGATATTAATGGTAAAGCCCATTGGTACGGCATTAAAAAACAAGGTGGTGGCGATGAAAAATATGGATTTACTATAGATGATATCAAATACGATTCGGAGCTTTAATCATGTCTTATAAACTTTTCCCAAAACAGAAAAATGCTTCTGGAGATGAAGTACAAACAACTGTGATACGGAAAGAAGATAATGTTCTCATTCCATATGATCCAGCAAACACAGATTACCAAGAGTATCTAGAATGGGTAGCTGCTGGTAACACTGCCGATCCTGCTGATTAAACACTATGGCAAACGCACTCAATAAAGTTAATTCTGGTGGAATCAAAGATGACTCCATCGTTAATGCTGATATCAAATCAGATGCAGCTATAGCTGGTAGCAAATTAGCTGATAACGCTGTTGGACTTGCTCAAATGGCAAGCGGTACAGATGGACAGATAATTACATACGATGCTTCTGGAGATCCTATAGCAGTAGGACCAGGTACTGATGGTCAGGTCTTAACTTCTACAGGAGCTGGATCACCTCCAGCTTTTGAAACTCCTGCTCCTGGAGTAGGTGGTGCAACAGGAGTTGACTTTAACGATAATGTTAAATCACGCTGGGGAACAGGAAATGATTTAGAAATCTACCATGATGCGTCTAATTCTTACATCAAAGATACAGGTACAGGTTCTTTAAAATTAACTTCCGATCAATTCATAGTATTAAATGCTGCCAATGATGAATATATGATCATAGGGGATCAGAATGATAGTGTAAAGCTGTACCATGATGGTACTAAGAAGGTTGAAACCACCTCAACAGGTGCGACAGTCACTGGAAATGTAAAAAGTGGTGGTGTAACACTACAAACACAATGGGATAGTGATGTAACTTATGCAACTAGTAGATCAGGTGGGGCTGGATATGGTGATACGAACTTAGGTCCAGTATCTATAACTCCAAAATATTCCACCAGTAAAATGCAAGTGCAGGCTGGCATACAATATAAACTTAACGACGGTGGTTCTAATAGCAACTGGGGTGGTTTAGCTGTCTTTAGAAGTAATGATGGAGGATCTAACTGGAGTCAAGTAACGTTTGGACCTAGAGATTCTAATGGTGTATTCCTACTAGGTACCAATTCTGCTCACACAATTAGAGGTTATTTTCAGATTAATTTTAATACAGATGCTTCTCAAACTACTGAAGTTCAATTTAAACTTATGATGAATAAATATCAAGATGGTAGTATTGTTGTTAATGAAACATCTAATGATGTCCAGCGTTGTTGGATGTCAGTTAGGGAGTATACAGACTAATGGATAATCCAACTATACTAGACGCTCTTTGTTCTTTAAGGCCAGAAGCCTTATGGGAATGCAGTGAGTATAAATACTCTAACCTTAAGTGGTTAGATGAAAAACAAACTAAACCAACAGAAGATGAAGTTAATGCTGAAGTTACTAGATTAACTAATTTACATAATTACCAACAACCTAGAAGAGTTGCATATCCAGATGTCGGAGATCAATTAGACGACCTATTTAAACAGGGAGCTTTCTCTGCTGATATGGCAGCTAAGATAAAAAAAGTTAAAGATGATAATCCTAAAAGCTAATTAAATAGATGGGAGAGCCACCTCTCCTGCCACGTTACTCTCTTCCACCTGCGCTGGAAATTCCAAGGGTAACTCTGGAGATTCCAACGGCAGAGATTCCTTCATACCGTCCTTTAGTTGTTCCACCTTCCGATTTAAGAGCGCCTCCAGGAGTAGAGGCTTCAGGTGAGGCAGAGAAAAATACAGAGAAGAAAGAACCAGCAAAGCAACCAGAAGTTTCATTACCTAAAGAGATTACTTCATTTACTATACCTTTTACAGACTACGAACTACCAGTACCTAAACAGGAAATCCTAGTAGCTGCTGGTACTACAGCTTCAGTGTCTGTTGTGGCTACTCTGACAGCGACTGCAGTATTTAAAAGGAGTGTCCAAGCCTTAAAACCTGTAATTACTCAGTTTGTGAAGAAGGTTCAGAGGAAGAGGGGGAAAGAGGTTCCTTCTTGGTCAAGGCAGAGATTGGTACAACGTCGGAGCAAATATGTTCAAGGTCGCTCCCAGGACGCAGGGTAAAGCCTTTAGATTGAAGGTCAGCACAGTTTTTAATACGAACTAGCTCATAATCCAGTCTCATTTTTTGTTCTTGACGCTTACCAAGACTCTTACATTGTTCAGTTATAGAACCATCAAGAGGAACCATAAAGTTTAACTGAACGCCCCAATTCTCATTCATTGTATAACCACTAGGAGACATATTTCCTTCTTCATAATCCCAAGGTTTCACATGATTACCCATATAAAATGGAGTAAAAGTCATAGTAGAACCGTTGCAAACAATGGAAGGTCCTAACTGCTGTCTCGAAGGAGCACCATTGTTCTGAAATTGCACAGCTTGATTTGTTACATTTCCTGTCGCAGCAGCCTGAGGATTTGAGGTGTTACTTACCTTAGGATCTTCTGCTAATACAGGTGTACTTATTGAGAGAAGACAGAGAGCGATGTAGTAGTGGAGGTTTGTTCTATGGTTCTGTCTATATCGATTGTCTCTACTACTCCTGCAGCTCTGGTTGTTATCTCCAGTGTGAAGGGATCTCCAGCGGTGTGGAGAGTAAAGACTGAATCTGTATCTACTATTCCTCCAGATGTTGCTGAGGTGTGAGTTATATTTTCTCCAGTCCATTTAGAATATACCCCTCCAAAAACCTCTTGCTCTATGGTTTCTTCTATATCGACTTGAGTTACCGTAGTACTCTGCATAGAGCCTTGAGTAAACTGAGGCGTAATTGGATTTGCCCTTGCTGCAATTGGGCTTAGCAGGAGCAAAAGTAATAAGCATTTTCTCATACTTTAGTTACCTTGTTGTTATCTACTCCTTCAATCTTAATAGGAGTTTCTATAATTATATGTTGGGTAGCACCCGTATTCTTATCTTTACCATTATCTTTCTTTTTAGCTGTATCAATCCCAAAGGTAGCTAGAGCTGAGGTAAATACAAAAGTTATAAACGTAATATCATTATTCTTCTCCTCAGTCATACCTGGCAGAGGTAAGTAATTAAGGCTTATGATAAATCCAGACCAGACTACTACTCCAAGGCGTACAAATGTACCAAGGACTTGTATCTGCTCCTCGCCATCCTTAAGCTTCTCTAAAAGATTTTTCTTCTCCTCAGCCATGCCTTTTAAATCCGATAAACAGAAAAAATACCTATATGCTAATAAGCCTAGCGTAGCTAAGAAGTTTCAGAAAGACTCTAAGCCAAAAAAGAGTACAATTAAGGGATACAAAACAAAGTAATTATGAGAGGCGTTGACAAACAGGGAGGAGACTCCCGTATAAAGGACACTACAACAGTGGCTTTAGGACAACCAGGCGATGGAGGCCCAAGATTACCTAAAGAAACTAGTGGCGGTGGCGGTAAAGGTACTGGTGGAAACCCTGGAAAAGGTGGTGAAAAACTACCAAAAGAAGGATTAGCGTGAGAAGAAGGTTTTCCTTACGTGATGTAGCTACCTATTATTCTGGTCAGCTACATCAGAAGGAAGCTCTCGACATGATTCAGATGTACATTCCTGAGTCAATCGAGGATAAGTTTGCGGATATGTGGCGTAGTGGCCCAAAGAATGAAATTCCATCTCACGTTTCTTGGCACGAGCGACTAAGGCAGCTTCTATCGCCTGAAGTTCAGCTTCGTGAGGAGATGGATGTAGAGCGTGTGTATCTTCTATTTGCGGAACTCCTAATTCAACAAAGTCGGTCTGCTGATCCTGAATATGCAGATAGGCTCTTAAGCCTTATAGAGATCAAGAAAGAGAAAAGAAAGCGAGATTATAACTGGATGGACTAGTATTACTAAGAATTACTCTATTCCAATGGTTCTTTTAGTCAAACCTATCCTCTTCGCCTTCTTAAAATCTGATTCAGTTAAGCAACTGATTGTAGACCTGCTTTCAAAGCTTGTTGAGTCTACTGATAACACTATAGACGATGCTGCCGTAGAGTTAATTAAAAAGAACCTATTTCCAAATAAATAACAATGGCTAGAAGAAAATCCGTAGGAATGGCAACTGAGGACGAGTTACAATCTCTCCATCGGTTGGTAGCTACTAAACTAGTAGATCAGCTTAACTCTGAAAACGTTAAAGCTTCTGATCTAGCTAACGCTATTAAGTTCCTTAAAGACCAAGGTATTACTCTCGATAAGAACGGTGATGTCTCTGCTATTGGCGAGATGATTAACGCTCTACCTGAGATTGATATGTCTAAAGTTAAATCTTATATAAGTGCCTAGTGATAATCAACAACAGATTATTAAGGAAGCGATCAGTAGCTTTCCAGTTTTTGCTACTCATCTCTGGCACTTTTTAAGGCTTCCAAGTCCTACTCCTGTTCAGTACCAACTTGCAGATTACCTGCAGAACGGTCCTAACAGGAGAATTATCATGGCTTATCGAGGTTGTGGTAAAAGCTTCCTTACAGCAGGTTACGTGCTCTGGAGACTGCGGAAAAACCCTGATACGAAGGTATTAGTTATTTCTGCAGCTCAAGACCGTGCAGACGCTTTTAGTGTCTTCTGCCATGACTTGCTTAGAAACTGGTTCATGGTGAAAGATCTCTTCCCTAGTGACACTCAAAGGTTCTCTAAAGTTGCTTTTGATGTATATGGCTCTAAGCCCGATCAAAGCCCCTCAGTGCGTTCTAGTGGTATCTTTGGACAGATCACTGGGTCAAGGGCAGATCTAATCGTTGCAGACGATGTAGAGACCCCTCAGAGCTGCGAGACACAACTTATACGTGACAAGCTTCGAGAAAGTATTAAAGAGTTTGATTCGGTTATAAAGCCTGGAGGAGAAATTGTTTTCCTTGGTACTCCTCACACCCAAGACAGTATTTACGCAAAGTTAGAACTAGTAGGTTATTCCCCTCGTATTTGGCCTGCTCTTTATCCAACTGCAACTAAACTTAAAAACTATTACGGAGAACGTCTAGCTCCTAAGATTGAATCTCAATTAAAAGATGATTCAACTCTTGCAGGTCACCCTACAGACCCTGGAAGGTTTAATTGGGAGGAACTAGAAGCTCGAAAGGAATCCATTGGTAGGTCCACGTTTAACCTCCAGTTCCTTCTTGATATTAGCCTCTCTGATGAAGAGAGATATCCTTTAAAACTTCAAGATTTATGTATCTTTAGACTTCATAGAGAACAAGGCCCTGACAGGGTTATTTGGAGTGCTAACGGTGATAAAGCTCTTGACTTACCTTCAGTGGGTCTTCACGGTGATCTCTTTTACAAACCTGGACAGATCGGGTCTGAATTTATGGAGTACACGGGAGTTGTTCTCGCTATCGACCCCTCTGGAAAAGGAAGCGACGAGCTTGGATATTCCGTAGTCGCTTACCTTAACGGTAACCTCTTCCTCCTCGCTTCTGGAGGCCTTAGAGGTGGTTACAGTGAGACTAACCTTAAAAAGCTCACTCTCATTGCGAAGGAGTACAAGGTCAAGGAAATAATTGTAGAAAGTAACCTCGGACTCGGTATGTTTAGTGAGCTTCTTAAGCGTTACCTTGGAACTATCTATCCATGCAGTATCGAAGAGGTCCGACATACAAAACAGAAAGAAGCGAGGATTATTGATACTCTTGAGCCAGTCATGAACCAACACAGGCTCATGGTAGATACCGACATAATCGCTAAGGATATTGCCTCCACTGAATGCTACCCAGGAGAAACTAGATCTCAGTACCAACTCTTCTGGCAAATGACGAGAATTACCAAAGAGAAGAACTCGATAAAGCACGACGATAGATTAGATGCTTTAGCAATGGCTGTTCAGTACTTTACTGAGAACATGGCTCTCACTGAAAAGAACGCAATAAAACGTAGAGAAATGGAACAGTGGGAATTAGAAAGAAAATTTATTCAAGGAGAAGGGGGTCTTAACGTAGGTGTACTTGGCTATGCAAGGACCCTAGAAGACCTTCAGAGGGCTGCTAATGCCTCTTCAGGTGGTAGTAATTGGTTGGACAATTAGAGGCCCCTTCTGGCCCCTTCTGGGAAAGACGAAAGAAAGACCTCCTACTTAGAAAGGCCTTTTACTGCTTTAAATTAAAGGTTTTAAAAGTAATACTTTAAGTACACTACAAAAGCTTAAGCTAGACTACTTACATGACTAGAAACTACCGCAAAGAGTACGATAATTATCAGGGTAAACCTGAACAAAGGGCTAATAGGAGTAGTCGTAATAAAGCTCGTAGAAAGTTATCTAAGTCTGGTTACTCCTTAAAGGGTAAAGACGTAGACCATAAAGACGGTAACCCTCAGAATAATAGTAGAAGTAACCTTAAGGTGACCTCTAAGGGCTATAACAGGTCTAAGAAATAGCAAAATATTTTAATTTCAGATTTTTAAGTACCTCTTATTAACGTTAAGGCCACGGTTTGACCCCTTAGTACCCTTAAATCGGCTTAATATATAGTAATATTTTTGGATTCTCAATAAGAAATCCTTAAGAGTCTTAAAGGCTTATCAAATTGGAAGACTTTCTATTTATTTTTTTATTTATCTATGACCAAGGCCACAACTAACTTATATAAATCCTTTTATTAATAAGTGTTAAGCCTTAGAGCTTTAGGACTGGTTAACTCTCTAATCACTAGCAATATGTTGAGTGAGCTTTACAGCTTAAACCCTTTCAACCTTTGAAATCCTTCCAATGATTACCAAAGCAGCATTAAGAGCTGAGATAGCAGCTCTAAAAGCAGAGAATGAACTAGTAAGACAACAATGTCTGAAGCTAGAACAAGATAGAACAATCACAGAGCAGCAACTACTCACTGCTCATCAGTATCTAAGAGACATCAAGCAAAGATGGACTATTCACCAAAAAGAATGGTCTCAAGCAGTGATTGATGTGAGATCTGCTGGAGTAGCAACAAGAGAAGTTGTTCAGCCTGTATTCTCTAAGGTTTACAGCAAACTCTCACTAGCAACAGGTTTCACAAAATGATTAAATCAATTTGGTTATACCTTGAGCGCTGGTTCCCTAGTCTAATCATTAGCAGGGCTAACAAGTTCTCATATCATTTAGAACTTGATACTGGCTACTCAATCAAAACGGTAGACAGTGAGGACGGTTTACAGTTCTTTCTTATTGGTCCCTGTGATGATACCGATTATGTGATTGAACATGATGATCATTGGTCTAACTTAGATGATTGCATCTTTGACTTATCAGACTTTGAAAGATCTAATTGTTTGGAGCACTTGCCATCATGACTAGGTATAACTCAAGCCCTGAAGATCTACACTTCAAGTCTATTGAAGACCTCTACTACAAAGAGTTAGATGATTGGAATTCTTACGAGGTAGCACTTGAGCAATTCGCAAGGGGTGAACTAAGTGAAAAACCTGTTCAACCATTCTTAGTAATGGTATGAGTTACTATCATCTTTCCAAGACCTCAGCGAATAAAAAGCTGGGGTCTTTTGTTGCGGCTAGTACCTCATCAAAGGATACTTGCCCTACATTATGTCCATTTAAAATA